ATGGAAAAGACAGGAAAAAATGATTATATTTTGACTGCGGACGAGGTTACTGATATAAATGTTAATGACATTAAAAATTCATTCCAACCTGGTTCTATAGAACAAGATCCATACAAAACATCTTTTAGATAACCATCTATTACAATGTTTTAAAGGTATCTTCGGATACCTTTTTTATTTGACTAAAGTCGCACAATTACCTATTATTATATAAACATATTATCTATCTAAATTAAAAATTATGAGTTCATTAGACGCCGTATTGGCACAGTACGAAAAAAATCAACAAGGGGGCGGGGCCCAATCAAGAATGTCGCAAGACGAAAGAATGAAAAAGTATTTTGCTTTGATCTTAGGAGACAAAGAAAAATCAGGACAGAGAAGAGTTAGAATTCTACCTACTTCAGATGGATCATCACCATTCAAAGAAGCATGGTATCATGAAATCCAAGTTGGAGGTCAGTGGCAGAAATTCTACGATCCAGGAAAAAATGACAACGAACGTTCACCTTTGAATGAGGTTTATGAAGAGTTGATGTCAACTGGTAAAGAATCTGACAAAGAATTAGCAAAACAATATAAATCACGTAAGTTTTATATTGTGAAGTTAATCGATAGAGACCATGAAGAAGATGGTCCAAAGTTTTGGAGATTTAAACACAACTATAAGAACGACGGTATCTTAGACAAGATCATCCCTATTTGGAGAAACAAAGGAGATATTACAGACCCTACCAATGGTAGAGATTTGGTTATTGAACTTTCAAAGGCTAAAACCCCTAAGGGTAAAGAATATACTACTGTATCAACTATTATGTATGATGATCCAGCTCCAGTTCATTCTGACAAAGCTCAAGCAAAAGCTTGGATTGATGACGAATTGAGTTGGACTGATGTATATTCCAAAAAACCTGTGGAATACCTTGAAGCAATCGCAAGAGGAGAAACACCTAAGTGGGATAACGAAAAAGGTGGTTACGTTTATGGTGACTCCTCAGTTTCCGAAGAAAGTTTTGGTGGAGGTTCTAAAAAATCTTCATACGTAGATCCACAAATGGATTCTGACATTGATTCAGATTTACCATTCTAAATAACTTTACGAGCATAGGTCAACTACCTATGCTCATTTTTACTTCACATTATGGCAATTAAAAAGAATGACTTCGAAAGTCTGAAGAAAAAATTTTCAACCTCTGCAAAATATAAACCACAAAGATTTTTTGATTTGGGGCCTGACTTCTTGGATGCAGTTGGACTTCCTGGCCCCGCAGTTGGACATTTGAATATGTTCTTAGGTCATTCGGATACTGGTAAAACTACCGCATTGGTAAAAACTGCAGTTGATGCACAGAAGAAAGGTATTCTACCAGTATTCATTATTACTGAACAGAAATGGAGTTTCGAACATGCCAAACTGATGGGGTTTCAATGTGAAGAAGTTGTTGATGAAGAAACAGGAGAACTCGATTGGGATGGGTTCTATATATTCAATAATAATTTTGATTATATTGAACAGATTACAGATTATATCAATAGCTTGTTAGACGCTCAAGAAAAAGGTGAGTTGGATTATAGTTTGTTGTTCTTGTGGGATTCAGTTGGTTCTGTTCCATGTAAGATGACCTTTGAAGGTAAAGGTGGAAAACAACACAACGCATCTACATTGGCGGACAAAATAGGTATGGGTATCAACCAACGTATTTCAGGTTCACGAAAAGCAGATTCCAAATATGAAAACACTTTGGTTATTGTTAATCAACCTTGGGTTGAATTACCTGACAATCCATTTGGACAACCAAAGATTAAAGCTAAAGGTGGTGAAGCCATTTGGTTGAACTCATCGTTGGTATTTTTATTTGGAAATCAAAAAGGGGCGGGAACAAACAAAATCACTGCAACAAAAGACAAACGAAGTGTTAAATTTGCTACAAGAACAAAGGTATCGGTGTTAAAAAATCACATCAATGGTTTGGGATACGAAGATGGAAAAATCATTGTAACTCCTCACGGATTCTTAGCTGGTAAAGAAGCTTCCGAAGAAAAAACATCAATCGAAGCTTACAAAAAAGAGTACGCTGATTATTGGAAAGATATCATCGGTTCTGATGGTGATTTCACTTTGAAAGAAGAAAAAGAAGATTAGTATATTGTTTCACATTTAAATCACTGATTGTGATTAAGACATTATTAGTAGACGGAGACAATCTGTTTAAAATAGGATTTCACGGAGTAAAAGAGTTGTATAATGGTGGAGACCACTTAGGTGGAATCTACCATTTCATAAACATCATTAGAAAATTTTTAGAAGAACATAATCATGATAAAGTGGTTGTGTTTTGGGATGGGAGTTCAAACTCTTCCATAAGGAAATCTTTATATCCTCAATACAAAGCAAATCGAAAGCACGATATGAATGAATTCAAATATGAATCATATCTGCAACAGAAAGCTCGTGTTAAACAATACCTTGAAGAAATCTTTGTTCGTCAGGTTGAAATGAAAAACAACGAAGCTGATGATTTGATTGCCTATTATTGTAAAATATCTTTGGATGAACAGATCATTATCTTTTCAGCGGACAAGGATCTCACTCAACTTATCTCAGAACGTGTTACAGTATACTCTCCTACCTCCAAAATGTATTTGAAGTATGGTGACACCATTTCGATAAACAAAGTCAACATACCCCACCAAAACGTCTTATTAACAAAGATTTTCACGGGTGATAAATCGGATAACATCGATGGTATTGAATTATTGGGTGAGAAGACCTTAGTGAAACTTTTCCCTGAAATGTTGGAAAGATCATGCACTATCGAAGAAATTTTGGATATTGCACGAAATAACACGCAACCAAAAAAAATCAAAGCTTTAGAAAATATTTTGACTGGTAAAACTAAAAACGGTATACTTGGAGAAACTTTCTATGAGTTAAACAAAAAAATAGTAGATTTGTCCAACCCTTTAATTACCGATGATGGAAAAGAATTAGTAGAACAAATTTACCAAGACACCATTGATCCATCTGATCGTGGTTACAAAAACTTAATGAGAATGATGATGGAGGACGGTCTCTTTAAGTATCTTCCCAAAAACGATGAAGCTTGGGTTGATTTCCTCCGACCATTTATGAAACTTACACGAAAAGAAAAAAGAAACACAAACAAAATTTAATTCCTTCTATGAAAGAACAAGATAGTACAAAAATGGAATTTCTATTAACACTCAATGACAACATTGTAGTTCAAAGATTTTTCAATGTTAGGGGATATAATCCCAAAGCAAAAAACTCAGTTGACCTGTATCATTTGGTTGAAGATATTGCTCGAGACTTGCAATATCATCTTAAAATGAAAACTGTCATCTATATGACGGACAACAGTGAATCCATTATGCATGATGCTTCAATCATGGATACTTCATATACTGATGGTCCTGAAATTTTTAATATTCTAATCAAAAATGGTGACACGACAATTTGTCACAGAATTTTTGATGGAAAATTTTTTCCACCAAAAGTGAGGTATACTGTGGACGTACGTCCATTCTTGAAAGATATCTTACGAGATCTTACTGACATTTTTTCATCCCAAACATTAAGTTTCAAATATTTGGATCTTGATCTAAGTAAGTGAATATTTAATAATACTAAGGGGCATATTACGACAACATGAACAAAAATTTCGATTATTTGGGGAACACATTTCAGATTCAACTATTGAATCAGATTGTGGTAGATAAAGATTTTTCTTCTTCAATAATGGATGTTATTGAGGCAAATTATTTTGATAACAAGTATTTCAAGATCATTCTTCAAATGATCAAAGAATACTATGTAAAGTATGAGTCCACTCCAAATTTCGATACCCTCGAACAAATTGTTAAGTCAGAAGTTTCACAAGAGTTAGTTGTAAAAATTGTATTAGATACTCTTAAACAAGTTAAAGAAGCTCCATTCGAAGGAACTCAGTTTGTTCAGGAAAAGGCATTAAAGTTCTGTAAACAACAAGAACTTCAAAAAGCAATGGACAAGGCTCAAAAGATAATCACACAAGGTGATTTTGAATCTTATGACAAAGTAGAGGGTTTGGTTCGAGAAGCATTACAAGTTGGAGAAATTGAAAAAGGTCAAACAGATATTTTTTCTGATTTGGAAACTGTTTTGGATGAGGACTATAGACATCCAATCCCTATGGGAATACCGGGTATTGACAAATTGTTAAAGGGAGGGTTAGCTAAAGGAGAAATTGGAGTTATACTTGCACCAACTGGTGTTGGTAAAACAACAATATTAACCAAGATTGCTAATACAGCATTTAACATGGGGTATAATGTCCTACAAATATTTTTTGAAGACAACCCTAAGATAGTTCAACGTAAACATTTTACAATTTGGACAGGTATCCCACCAGATGATTTGGCAAATCATAAAGAAGAAGTAATGGGTAAAATTACGGAGATTCAAGAAACTATGAAAAATAAACTTGTTCTCAAAAAATTAGCTTCTGATACTATGACTATGAATCAAATCAAAAATCAAGTAAGAAAGTTGATTGCTGACGGAACAAAGATAGATATGATTATGTTAGATTATATCGACTGTGTTTTACCTGAATCATCATCAAAAGACGAGTGGAAAGCTGAGGGGTCTGTAATGAGAGGTTTCGAGGCAATGTGTCACGAACTTAATTTAGTTGGATGGACTGCAACTCAAGGTAATAGAAGTAGTATTTCTTCAGAAGTAGTTACTACAGACCAAATGGGGGGATCAATCAAAAAGGCTCAAGTTGGACACGTAATTATTACGGTAGCTAAGACATTACAACAAAAAGAAATGAATTTGGCGACCATAGCAATTACAAAGTCTCGTCTCGGTAAAGACGGAGTTGTCTTTGAAAATTGTAAGTTTAACAATGAATTACTTGAAATAGATACAGAAAGTTCTGTAACATTCTTGGGATTTGAAGAACAACAAGAAGAGAAAAAGAGAGACAGAGTCAAAGAGTTGATGGAAAAAAGAAAACAAAAAGAGCAACAACAAACACAACAATTATAAAATACAATTACTTATGGAAAAAATTTTAATAGAAAATCCTAATCGATTTGTGATATTCCCTATTGAGCATAATGATATATGGGAGTTTTACAAAAAACATCAAGCGGCTTTTTGGACGGCCGAAGAAGTTGATTTGACTAACGATATCAGAGATTGGAATAATTTGACTGAAAATGAACAATACTTCATCAAAAATATTCTATCATTCTTTGCTGCGTCTGATGGGATTGTAAATGAAAACTTAGCGGAAAACTTCGTAAAAGAAGTTCAATATCCCGAGGCAAAGTTTTTTTACGGATTTCAATTGATGATGGAAAACATTCACAGTTTGATGTACTCCTTATTGATTGATACTTACATATCTAATGAGAATGAAAAACAACTATGTTTCACCGCTTTAGATAATTTACCTGCAGTTCAGAAGAAGGCTAGTTGGGCTTTGAATTGGATCAAAAATTCAACATTCCAAGAACGTTTAATTGCATTCGCTGCGGTCGAAGGTATATTCTTTTCAGGATCATTTTGTTCAATCTTTTGGTTGAAATCAAGAGGAATCATGCAAGGATTGGCTAATGCGAATAGTTTGATTTTCAAAGATGAAAACTTACACTGTGATTTTGCAATTCATTTGGTGAATAACCATTTGGAGAACAAACCATCTGAAAAAAGAATTAAAGAAATTCTTTTGTCAGCACTCGAGATCGAAAAAGAATTTATCACAGAATCTCTACCCGTTTCATTGATTGGAATGAATTCTAATTTGATGAAACAATATTTGGAATTTGTCACTGATGGACTTTTAGTTAAGTTCGGTTGTAAAAAAGAATTCAATGTCGAACAACCATTCAAATTCATGGAACAAATTGCGGTAGAAACTAAAGGGAATTTCTTCGAGTCCAGAACTATGGAGTATCAAAAAGCTAAACTTAACGAAACTTTATCTTTCGATTCTGATTTCTAAAAAGTAGATTAAAGTTATGATGTCATTAAAAATTAAAAAAAGAGTCGGAGATGAAGTTGCCTTCAATCCGCAAAAAATTTACAACAGAATTAAAAGAGCCTCCAAGGGGTTAAACGTTAACTCAGATGAAATATTCATCAAGGTTATAACGTCTGTCCCAACCGAAGGAACTATAACTACAAAAGAACTTGACAAGCTCGTTTATGAGATTGCCGCCGCCTACACAGGTAGTCATCACGACTATTCTCGTTTAGCCGCGTCGGTGGCAATTTCAGCTTATCATAAAGATACTGACCCAAGTTTTTCTAATGTAATGCATACACTACACGTTGATGGGGTAGTTCACGATGATTTGATGGCAAAGATAGAAGAGTACGGGTCGTCTAAAATTGACGAAGTCATCAATCATGAAAATGATTATAACTTCGATTATTTCGGTTGGAGATCTTTACAGGAAATGTATTTGTTGAAAACTCCTGAAGGTAGAGTAATTGAAAGACCACAACATATGTATATGAGAGTGGCTTTGTGGGTTACTAACACTTTTGAAGAAGCTGTTGAATACTATGAGTCCTTATCAAATCAGCGTATTTCAAAGGCGACTCCGATCATGATCAATTCAGGAACCAAAGTTCCTCAATTAGCGTCTTGTGTACTACATTATAATAATTCAGATTCAAGAGATGGTTTATTGAAAACCTTGAATGATATTTCGACTTATTCTTCTGATGCAGCTGGTATTGGATTATGTATGTCAAACATCAGAAGTAAAGAAAGTAGAATTAAATCTTCAGGTGGATTCGCAGGTGGTTTGTTGAAGTATTTGAAAATTGTAAACGAATCATTGAGGTTCTTTAACCAACAAGGAAGAAGACCTGGTAGCGCGGCCATCTACTTAGAACCGTGGCATAAAGACATTTTCGATTTGTTGGATATCAAAAAAAATACTGGCGCCGAAGAATTAAGAGCTCGAGATTTATTCACAGCACTTTGGATTCCTGATAACTTTATGAGAGCTGTAAAGAACAATGAAGATTGGTATCTTTTCTGTCCTAATGATATTATCAAAGCGGGAATCAAACCTTTGCAAGAGTGTTTCGGTGATGAGTATGAACAAAACTATCAGAAAGCTATTGATTTAGGTTTAGGTAAGAAAATCAAAGCACAAGAGGTCTGGACAAAAATTGTTGAATCTCAAATTGAGACTGGTGTTCCTTATTTGTGTGCTAAAGATAGTGCTAATAAAAAGACGAACCATCAAAATATTGGTGTTATCAAACAATCAAATTTATGTAATGAGATTTATCAATATACAGATGAAGAAACAACTGCAATTTGTACGTTATCTTCAATTGTTCTGAAAAATTTTATTGTTGATGGTAAGTTTGATTATAAGTTGTTAATTCAAGAAGTTAGAAAAGCCGTCAAGGCGTTGAATAATGTAATTGATAAGAACAACTACTCAACACAGAAAGGACTCAAAGGCGGTTTAGAACAAAGAGCTATTGGGATTGGGGTTCAAGGACTGGCTGATGTGTTTTATCTTATGGATTACATCTTTACCTCTGATGAGGCTAAGGTTTTGAATAAAAATATTTTTGAAGCAATTTATTACGCAGCAATTCAAGAAAGTAATGATTTGTGTAAGAGAGGTATTAGAAAACCATATGACTTCTTTGAAGGATCACCGATGTCCAAGGGAATATTCCAATTTGATATGTGGGGATTGAATGAGAGTGAACTATTCTTAGATTGGGAAACATTGAAGAAAGATGTTCAGGAATATGGAGTTTGTAACTCATTGTTCACCGCTCAGATGCCTGTGGCTTCCTCGGCAAAAATCACTGGTTCGTTCGAAATGACAGAACCAGCACACTCAGCACTATTCAATAGAAGAGTTGTTGGTGGAGAGATTATGATCGTAAACAAATATCTGATTAACGATTTCGAAAAAATTGGTATTTGGTCAGAAGATTTGAAAAACGAAATCATTTTGAATGAAGGATCAATTCAAGGTATAAACTTTAATCAATATCTTGACCCTGAAGACAAAAATTATTTGAAGAAAGTAAAAAGAATTGAACATTTAATTCCAAAGTACAAAACTATTTGGGAGATATCACAGAGAGAATTGATCAATATGGCTGCCGATCGAGCACCATTTGTTGACCAGTCTCAATCTATGAACATCTACATGGCTAATCCATCTTTGTCAAAAATTACTTCTTCACACTTTCACTCTTGGGAAAAGGGATTGAAGACCTTGTGTTATTATGTAAGAACAAAGGCTATATCGACAGGAGCTAAGCATTTGGCGGTTGATATTTCAAAAATTCAAAAACCAAAACCTCAACAAGAGGTACCCAAAGTAGATTATAGTAGTATGAATTTACCACCAAAACCTGAAGGTATTGAAATCGAATGTTTTGGATGTTCATCTTAAAACAATTTAAATCCCAACATAAGTTGGGATTTTTTATTTTGGGCTATTTATAAGGAAACTAATCGAAGTATATTTATCTTTATGGCGAACGGAGTTACATATGGATTGAATTTCCCATTTCGGGATTCTCGACGTGGGGATTATTTGGAACTCACAGAATTAGAGTCTCAACAAATCAAATCGGATTTAATACATTTATTATTAACTAGAAAGGGAAGTAGATATTATTTACCTGAGTTTGGTACTAGATTGTATGAATTTATTTTTGAACCATTTGATGGTCTGACATTTGATGCAATACAATCAGACATCAGAGACGCGGTTGAAACCTTCATGCCAAACTTATTATTGAACCAAATATCTATTACACCCGCTGATCCTGAATTAGAAGTAGATACGATGATAGGTGAAAACACTGTAGGTACAAGTGAATCACCAATTTATAGATTTCCAGGAAAAGGAACATCTGAGTATACCGCAAAAATTAGAATAGATTACGCGAACAATAGAAGTTCTTTTGCTCAAAGTGATTTTGTTATTATAAATATTTAATATAAATGGCTAATCGTAAAATATCATATACCACTAGAGATTATCAAGGGATAAGAACCGAACTATTAAATTATGTAAGGACTTATTATCCCGAGCTCATACAAGATTTTAATGACGCTTCAGTATTTTCTGTGTTCTTAGATTTGAATGCTGCGGTAGCTGATAACTTACACTACCATATTGATCGAAGTATTCAAGAAACAGTTCTTCAATACGCACAACAAAGATCCTCAATATATAATATCGCAAGAACTTATGGTTTGAAACTTCCTGGCCAAAGACCGTCGGTAGCCTTGGTTGACTTTTCAATTACCGTTCCAGCATTTGGAGACAAAGAAGACGAACGATATCTCGGGATTTTAGCAAGAGGATCTCAAGTCACTGGAGCGGGAATTGTATTTGAGAATGTATATGATATAGATTTTACATCTCCATACAACGCTCAGGGGTTTCCTAATAGATTAAAAATTCCTAACTTCAACGCTAACAATGTTTTGGTTAACTATACAATCACAAAAAGAGAATTGGTTGTAAACGGAGTAACCAAAGTATTCAAAAGAGTTATCACTCCGAATGATGTAAAACCATTTTTCGAGTTATTCTTACCTGAGAAAAATGTTTTAGGTATAACAAGTGTTTTATTAAAGAGTGGAACTGAGTATACCAATTTACCAACTACAGCTGAATTTTTAGGATTATCTAATAAATGGTATGAAGTTGAGGCATTAGCTGAAGATAGAGTTTTCATCGAAGACCCAACTAAAGTTTCAGATCAACCTGGTATAAAAGTAGGTAGATATATTCAAACCTCTAACAGATTTATAAGTGAATATACTCCTGAAGGATTCAAGAAACTCACATTTGGTGGTGGAACAAATACCGCTCAAGATGCTCTCGATCAATTTACAACCTTAGGTGCTACTTTAGACATACAAAGATATTCGAATAATATATCTTTGGGATCGGCCCTAACACCCAATTCAACATTATTCGTTCAATACAGAGTAGGTGGAGGATTGGGAACTAACTTAGGTACAAACGTAATTACACAGATCGGAACAGTTTCTTTCTTTGTTAATGGACCATCCGAAATTACAAACTCTTCAGTAGTAAACTCATTGAGATGTAATAACGTCACAGCTGCAGTAGGTGGAGCTGGATTACCTTCACTTGAAGAAATTAGAAATTATGTGTCGTTCAACTTCTCGGCACAAAAAAGAGCTGTGACAGTTCAAGATTACGAATCAATAATTAGAAACATGCCATCAGAGTTCGGAGCACCTGCCAAGGTCTCTGTCACTGAAGATAACAACAAAATTCTTATTCAACTTCTATCATACGATACCTCAGGTAAGTTGACCAACATTGTTTCAAATACTTTGAAACAAAACATCGCTACTTATTTGTCAAATTATAGAATGATGAATGATTATATTTCAATTCTTACTGCTGAAGTAATAGATCTAAGTTTAGAGGTTTCCATAGTTTTAGATTCCGCACAAAATTCAGGGCAAGTGATAGCTGATGTAGTTGATAGAATATCAACATACTTTAATCCGCAAACAAGACAGTTAGGTCAAAATGTTTATTTGTCTGAATTACAAAGTATAGTACAGAATCAAAATGGTGTGTTAACTGTAGCTGGAATCAAAGTGTTTAATAATGTAGGAGGACAATACTCTTCAGCTGAAACATCAATGCAATATTCAAATCCAGAAACACGAGAAATTCAGCCAGTGGACGACACAATTTTTGCACAACCTTTCCAAGTCTATCAAGTTAGATATCCGGCAAAAGATATCAAGGTCTCAGTGAAAAACTTCCAATCTATTACCTTTTCTTAATAGGTTTATTATACTCATTTCTTGTTTATGATTTAAGGTGTGTGTTAGAAAATAACACCTAAACTATTTATAAACTAAAGATAATACATGGGTGATTCATATAGAATTAGGACCGAACTTGGAACCAACAAATCTATAAATTTACAGTTGGATCAAGATTTCGAGTTTCTAGAAATCCTATCTCTCAAGATTCAACAAAGTGAAATTTACACAAGAAGTTGTGCTGACTATGGCGTTTTAGTTGGTAGAGTCACCGCGAACAACGGATTTGGACTACCAAACGCGAGGGTTTCAATTTTCATTCCTATTGAACAGATAGATGAATCAAATCCAATTATATCGAGTATATACCCATATAAATCTCCTACTGATAGAAATGAAGATGGATATAGATACAACCTATTACCCTATAATCCTTCATATTCAAAACATGCCGCAACTGGTACATTTCCCACAAGATCAGATGTATTAACTGGATCGACTGTGGTTGAAATCTACGACAAGTATTTCCGATTCACATCTAAAACTAATGAGAGTGGTGATTACATGATCATGGGAGTTCCATTAGGAGAACAAACCATAATTATGGATGTTGATTTATCTGACATTGGAGAATTCTCTTTGACACCACAAGATCTGATACGAATGGGTTTGGCAACGGAAGCTCAAGTTGCTGGAAATAGATTTAGGTCATCAACTGATTTAAATTCTCTCCCACAAATAATCAATCTATCAAAGACTGCGGATATTTCACCACTTTGGGGAGATCCGGAAATTTGTCAAATATCAATCAACAGAGTCGATTTTGATTTGAGAGATGATGCTAATGTTGATATTCAGCCCACCTCAGTATTCATGGGGTCAATGTTTTCTTCTCCTGACAAATTTAGGATACGGAAAAACTGTAAACCTAAGGATAACTTAGGTAATTTATGTGATCTAACTTCAGGGCCTGGTCAAATATTATCGATTCGTCAAACCATAGATCAAGACGAGGATGGTAATCCTGTTTTGGAAGTTTTCGAGTTGGAACAAGCTGGAAATATTATTGATGGGGAAGGAACTTGGTTGACTGAGTTACCTATGAATTTGGATTATGTTATCACCAATGAATTTGGTGAAAGAGTTGTATCTAATGATCCAACTTTGGGCATACCAACTAAAGGGAAGTATAGATTCAAAATCAAATGGACGCAACCAAATGATTTAACCATGCAAACAAGGAGACCAAGTTATTTGGTCCCTAATGTTAAAGAATATGGTTGGGTAAACCCCGATTCAGATCCAACAAATTCAGGAAATCAAACAAGAAAAGATGTTCAAGAGAGTTCATATTACTTTGGGCTAGCTTGGTCAGGATATACAAATGGTTTCACAGGTACCGAAGAAATTGATAGACTGAACGAAATCATAAACTGCGAAGATACTTTTTATGAGTTTCAATTCAATAGAGTGTATACAATTTCATCATTGATTGACCAATATAAAAAAGGTAATGGTCGCGGAAAGTTCATTGGAATTAAAGAAATTGATGATGATTCTTGTTCAAGTACAATAAATAAATTTCCAGTTAATGATGGGTTCAAAAATTTCGACTTATTATATTTTCTGTTTTCGATAATTTTTACCGTAATTCAATTTGTTGGTTCGGTTCTATTAGTAATTGCTCACCTTTTACTTTTCATATACACCACAGTCATTGGTGCTTTGTGTTTCTTGTGTGGGATTAAAATTCTACGCTTGAGACCCTTTGCATTTATTTGTAGAGTTCTAAGGATCAAGTGTGAGACAAAAAGTTTTTTGGTACGTTTACCAATGTTAACTTACCCTGATTGTCAATCATGTACTTGCACAGAAACTAACGTTGACTCATCAGCTCTTTTAGGAGGAACTAATGGAGTGTTGACATATGTTTCCTCACCTGCAAGTTATTACGATGGTTTACAATCTTTATTTGGTTCTGATGGTACACCGTCAGAAGATGTTCAGGTAAAATCTTTAATTTTTTCTGAATCCATTGCTGGTAACGATGATTCTGTTACTGATTTGAATAGATTCAAAACACCAGTATCCCAAGTTGTTCGATTTTCATCTGACGAATCTGATGGAAGAAGATATTTCACTTATGCCGAAAGTCTTACTTTGGGAGAAAGAATAAATATATTCAATACCAGAAAGTCCTATTTTGAAGAATTGAATAAAATCAAAGTTACTTTTTCTAAAAATTCAAACTTAGGAAAATTTCACTTTGATAATACTGTAACTGTATTGGCAAATCAACTTTACGAATCGGGACAATTGTTAACAACGGTAAATCCTGCAACATCCACTGATAAAAATTTCTTTTTTATAACACAAACTGATAATGGATTAGTTAATGGAATTACAGGGACAACCATTCAAGGATCAACAAATGTTACTGTAAAATATGCTCTGACCGAAGTGACAGATACTAGTGTGTCATATTATTTACCAACAGGTAGTACTGTAACCCGCCAACAATATCCTCAAGATAGAGAATATTTTCAAGTTGTGACAGCAATAACAATTTCGGATGCAATTAAAATATGGAATACAAATAATTTGGAGGCGTTTCCGAATGTTTTGAGTGCTCCATCTAGAATATTTTTAAGAAGGAAACGTAACACCTTTGGGTATAGTGATGATGGTAATTTATTGATTAGTCCACTTTCAGTTTTAGAAAATTTGGACAACCAATATATACTAATTCTTCAAAGAGGTGTTGACCCATATTCTCCGAAATATGACAACGAATATAAATTAGGTAGAATTTTCGGTAAAAACATAGAAGACTCAAGTCTAACAATAACTGCGTCAACTCGACTGAATATACCCATTCAAAAGTTAACACAGACAAATATTTCGGTCCAACCTTTTACCCAAAGTGGAATGTTCTATCCATCTTATTTCTTTGAAGCAGGAAATGGCTTTAGCGGGTTTACAACTTCAACAGTCGGATATTATGGTAGTTTGGATGCCACACGTGACACAATTGGTGATGGGTTGAATAAGAGAAATATAGGGGGAGTAATTGGTATGGTCTCAGCAACCAATAATGATTTTTACTCGTCGACTCAAAATGCTGCAAAATATGATTTGTCTGAAGATGTGTCTGGTGCGTCATATATTTATGCGAATATTAGGCCTGGTGGCAGTTTTGGTTATGCAGATGCTAGATTCCTGTACTTAACCCCAAATGCCTATCCGATATTGACTGGATCTCCGATGTCAATCTCGTCTAAAACTCTCAACGTGATGAGAACTGATAGATTACCTTCATCTGATGCATTGAATGGTAGTGCTTGGACAACCAATCCAGCATTGTTACAACAAAACAATAATTTCGTATTTTATGAGATACCAGAGTTGGATGAGCCTACAGAACTGGTTGGATATGCTACCGGAGCACAAATTGCTACAGCTGACTTAGAAGGATTACCCAATGAGTTAACCGTGCTATCAACGTTTGATTGTGAAAACATGGTTGGATTGGATTGTTATACAGGTTTTGGGGATAACTTTGAAGTTAATCAGGAATGTACAACCAAAGATGCGGTTGAAAAGGGGTGTTATATTTTCATGAGAAGACCTGGTTTGGATTTGGTAAAAGATCTTGGAAACTTTGGAGAATGGGCATTTAGATTTAGATTTTTCTATGGATTGTGCCGAGGAGTGCTTTCCCAATCCTTTATGAATAATTGGGTGAATGGATCATTATATTTTTTCCCGATTCAAGTTGATACTTTCTATAACAAACAAAATAGAGTTGGACAAGTTAGATTTTGTGAAGATGTTGTTTATTACAATCGGGATAGTAATAATTTCTATTATAGAAGTAGCCCTTATAACAATACTACTAATAAATTTATAGGTAAGAGATCGGATCAAACAGGGGTCAATGATTTGAATCTATTGTTTCCAACGACTGTAGTTAACTTAGGTATGAAGGATTATTTCTATTCCGAAATAACGTTTGACCCTTCTACTCGAGGATTTATATTACCGAACATTGGACCGACAAGTTATGCGGACACTTCGGATTTGATTAACCTTTTTGTGGTATCTAGAATCACTGATGAAAATTTCTTACAACAACTGATACCTTTGGGCGATAATTCCATAAACCAATTGTTTTCTAGAGATGAGAGAAGAATAGATGGAGATTTAGCTCAGTTGATGTCAATCAACAGTGAGATTGGTAATATCAATTTTTCTCCAGAGTATTATGACAACGTGCCGGGTGAAACTAATCAACCAACACAAATTCTTGGAACTGCAAGGAATCCGACAATTGCGGTATGGTTTTCTTCTACAACAGAAGATTTACAAACTAAGGACTATCTGACACCAGGAAAAATCAATTTCAGAGGACAAGATAACATCGGATATTATCCATACCCGTATGAAATAAAATCTCAACAAGTACCATTTTATCAGTGGAAGTTAGCGAATACAAGATTGATATTCGGAACTCAAGATAATACATGGGCGACATCTTCTTCGGATATTGTTCAAAACACTAGATACCAATCTTTGGATAGGTATTCAACAAATACACCTTATTTCTTAGGATCGAACGCTATATCTAATGATTTAAATGCTCGAGGGTATATTTTCAATGTAAATGGTACTGTAGGAGATGGGCAATATCTTTCAACGGGGGCAATCAAACAAAAGTTTATTGTGGGGGCTCCGTTCCAATTCTATTTCGGAACAATAGTTGGCCAAACCGCTTTGGATAAATTCAAAACAAAATACTCTGTAGATGAATAAGTATACTTTAATACCGAGTGGACTAAGATATAAAGGTGCTCCGTCTATCGATGAAGAACTTTCTATCACATTACAACAACAAGACCAACAGCTCACTGAATATGATAGAACTCAAACAATCAACTTAGCACAAGTTTATGAAGATGAAAGGCAAACCTGTACAGTTTTTAGGCCTACATTTAAAATAACTTATTTATATGATAATGTTTACGATGGAGTAACAACTTATCATCCGTTTGAATATAATCTATATTATACTGATCCGAGTAGATCGAAACAGAGTGGTATATGGAAAGGGTTTCCCCAATACTATGAGTTTGATTTCTATAGACCGAACGTGAATGACTCTCATTTTTCGTACAAATCCAAGAGTGCTTACACTTATAATTGGATGTATTATTTGACATATCCATTTAAGAATGACTATGATAAAGAGTTGACTTATTATTCTTCGGATGATAATAACATAACTTGGGTGGCTTCTCGAGGAATTCCGTTCACAATACAAAGGACTACACAAAATGGGAATGGTCTCATTTCATTTATTTGTATTGCTCCTCATGGACTAACCCCAGGAGAATATGTTGAATTATCTTTGACTTATCGAGATTCAAATATCTTTCAAGTATATTCTTTAGGGAATGGTAAATTTGAAAGTGATGTACACGTATTCAATGTTTTTAATATTGGTTACACAGGATCAACATTCAACAATGGAGTTGAAGGTACATTCAAAAGAGTCATAAACCCTGATAATTTGGAGGAAACTAAATCAAAGTATTACATAAAACAATATAAGTTTCTAACCAACATAGAAGATCTTGCAATGACAAAGGCTGGATTTGAAAAAAATGTATTCAATGAAGATAAAAAAATTGAATATAGCTCAATAACACCAAATTTAGTCACAAGAATTTCTCAAAAAAATAGTAGTAACACTTATGATGTTACAACAAACTATGATCTTGATTTGGCAAATTTGTCGGACAATCAAAAAAGACCAATCAATGAAATTAGTTTGACAATCGTAAATAAAGGATATTCAGGATATTTCAATCAACCTTTGAATAGAATTGGTATCAAACAAGGGTGGGAGTTCAATTTAACAAAAACAACTAATCCATGGTGGGATTTGAAAAATGAAAAGTCAAATTCTAATGTATTAACTTCGGCATATACACAAACAAATGGATCAACAAAAACTTTCTTCTATAACTTAGATTTGAAAAAAGGGGATGTTATGGATGGAGATTTTTGTGAATGGAATGATTATGAACAAACAGAGAGAGTTGTTTCATCATACTATCATAAAATAAAATTCAATCAAGACGTTTTCCAATCAACTCCTGACTATACAACTAACCCTCCAGGGTACTATTATAAACCACATAATTCAATGACTTTGAAAGTCTTTTCGGATTATATCGAGACAGGTGAATTAGAAACTATAGACGCAACTCCAAGTTGGGCATTTTACTCCAAAGCGGATGAACAATTCAGGTGGAGAGACTTATACACCTATGGATATATTGACAACTTAGGTAGGGGAGTAGACTATCCATTTATGAATACTGCACAATATCCATATTCAAATGTGGTATTTAGACTTATCCCTGAAGGAATAAACTACAACGACAACCTTGATGGATCTGACGTTGCATTCAAACCATTAGTCGATGAATGTGAATAAATTTCAAATTAAACAAGGTGGGGTAACCAACAAACAGATCAATATTCCTATTCAACTACAATGGGATTATTTGGGTATGGACTTGTCGATAGATGAGTACGAAGTCAAAATGATTGAAGAGGTGATTGGTAAAGGACGAGATTTCGAAGTCTCTCGATTTGCTCATGCACCTGCGACTGGGACAACTGATAACACCGAAGTTAATTATGAATTTTACTTTTACTCGGGTGGGTCTTTGAATGACCAATCAAATTGGAGATTGGATTATCAAAGTGAGGGATTCACGCCACAAGAGATTTATTATTATAGAAATAATTTTGCAAATTCTTTTTTTAAATTGGACTTCTATGATACCCCCGATGAAAAAAAACAAACCAATTATGTGACAATCATATTACCTACTCAGCAAGGTTTGACTATGGAGGCACAAATGCAAAGAACTTTGGTCAACATAAAGAAACCGAAATTTGTTTTAGATTATATAGGGGATAAGGATGGTTTTTTCATTTATTGGTTGAAAAAAAGAAACTTTTTGAATATCGACACATTCTACATGTCCGCAAAATTTTATGATGCCAAAGTTGGGCAATTCAAAACTATGATGACGGGTCGGGGTTCGAATCCGATTGATCTAACTAATGGGCCACAATATAATATAGTTGGTAATAAATACGCTTTCGACAATACACAATATTTTTATTATACCGTAAAGTTGAATTATAGAACTTTGACTTACGAAGTTCTGAATACTTATGGGCAAAGGTTGGGAACCAATATTCCCATAAAATGGTATGAGTACGTCAATCCAACACAGTAATGGGACAAGATTATTATAAGTTTATAGTTTCACCTGAAAATATCAAAGGAGACCTCTCATCTGTTGATTATAGAGGAACGGCTGTCGGAGTTTATTCAGCAATGACACAGGTGGTAAGTGGGGGATTAGATGGCACTTCCATATTGACTGGATTGTCTGTCAACATTTTATTGAGACAAACTGCGGTTGACGTTGGATATTTCAGTCCATTTGATGGGGCAGTTTTACAAAAAGATGTTGTCACAAACTTCATTTTTTCTTCAACGACATCGAATCCATATGTTTGGAATATATATAATACTTCTGAGCAATTTCAAAAATTTTTGGATCTATCTTCTTACAAAGTTGATTGGGGTGATGGTAGTCCTAAACAAACTATTACAACATATTCTCCCGATTCAATAAGTCATACTTATCCTGAGTCAACTACTCAGTATACTATTACTTTGGAACAAACAAATCCTTGGGGAGTGAATAAGGTATCTAAGAAAATAAATGTTCCATATTCAAATGTGGTTCCCTTCAACCCGAAAGGGGAATCGTTCTTTGCCCCTTCTACGGGTAATTGGATTGGTACCCCCGTTTCTTATGATTACATTTTTTCAGGAGATGCGGTGAATGAAGTTTCTGCACAAACATCCAACAATTATGTAACGATACCATTCACAGTTTCAGGGAATACTAAATCAAGAGTCAATGAACTTGCTTTGTATGGAACTCCTAAATTTCAAGTCGGAGTCCCTGTGATTGCTAACGGACAAATATGGGGGGCGATTTCCGACATCAATCCTATTTACACAGCCTACACCATTACAGG